ATAGTCTCGAACGGCCACTTGCCCGATTTGCCTCGCTTCATCTTGAGTGGCCACAGACGCTCATCTCTTTCTCCACGAAAGTGCTTTACGTCATACACATATTCTCCCACAGCAGTGGGGTCTGGTTGGAGAGAAAGGCCGAATTCAGGCCAACGAGACCAGACAGCCGAACCGAAGGGTCGTAGGTTGCGCGAGGTCTGCGATTCGCCCAACGGAGCATGGTGTTCCAACCACAGCGCACAGTTGAAGTACATACGGATAGAGTCCAAGTACCTGACAACCTCAATAGTGACTGCTTCCGATGTCTTGTTACCAGGGTCAAGGAATGCCTTATAGAGGGGTCCCAGTATAAGGAGGTCGGGTTTGATTTGTTCTAGGTTCGCTTCCAAGAGAAGTCTGTCTGCGCTGTCTAACAAATTGAGACCATCGGGTTTGATGAGCAAGTGAGCACGGGGCTTAAGGCAGAAACCAAGGCTTTTGGATGCATTCATGATAGTGCGTGATGAACGGCGAATAATTCGTTCGGGGTTTTCTAAGTCGACGGTCAGCGTCGTAATGGGTGGCATCCGCTGGAAAGAGAACGGCTGAACTCCACACGCGGTTGTGATTGCCACTTGACGAGCAAGCATGGTTTTTCCCACCCCCTCACTCGCAACAACGATTACCCTTTCCCTACGTTCGAGGAGCCCCGGGATTAGCCAGTCGTAGTTGTCAACATCAGACTCACTGATGAAGTTGTCCCAGTTGACGAGACGACCCTGACTGCTGGGCATCTGTACCGTTGCAGACGAGATGAGAAATGACGCTTTTGTGAGAAGAGCAGATGGGGAGAGAGACTTGTTGTCCAGAAGTTCACGAATCTTCTCAATGGTGGAGTCGGAGTCATTGCGCGGGACTTTTCGTTCCTCTTCTTCCCAGTTGTCATCCTCATCATCAAGATGCTCTTGTGGCAATACGGGTAGCAAGTCCTCACCTTCGGGGATGAAGCGCACAAGTTCCATTGTGTCGCCACCGTCGGCGATAAAGTCCGAGATGTCTTTGCAACGGGGAGTTGAGTACGCCTGAACATCACACCCGACCTTTGTGAGTTCCTCAAGAACATAGGCGGCGTGCTGACGTCCCGCTTCATCATTGTCGGCTATTACGAGGACAGTCGCACCAGCAAGAGTTGCTGTATGGATGTCAAGCCAACCACCTGCTCCATTAGGCATCGTCGTAGCAACGACACCAAGTGATGTCAGAGTGTCGGCATCCTTCTCTCCCTCAACGACCCATATCTCTTCGCCATCTGCTTTTGCTTTCAGAACTTGTGGGAGGTTGTAAAGAATCTTGGGAATATCTCCTAGGTAGGAAATCCAACCACCATCTTCACTGGGACGTCGTTGACGGAATGTTTTGCGTCCATCCTCATCCACGAATCGTCGCTTCTGGAATGCCAGAGTCCCGTCTTCATCGAGGTAGTTGTATTCAGCGACTAAACGCAATTTCTTTTTAGGCTTTCCACCACCGTAAGAAGTTGAGGGTCTTGCCGTTGGGTATTCGTCAATACCGTGTGCAAGTTCTGATGGAGGCATCAAGTCTGATAGTGCTACACCGATGGAATCGCATATTTGACTCGCATTGCATCCACCTCCACGATGGCAATACATCAGAATCTGACCAGTTGGCTTCTCGTGAACAGAAAGCGATGGGTTGCTGTCGTCGTTACGACAAGGGCACTTAGCGTCCCAACCGTTGTGAGTCTTTATGACTCCATCTAAGAGAGAAAGAATGTTGCTCGTATGCTCATACACGGGACGGATACCCCAACAAGTCACTCATGTTCGGGCGAATGATGCTTATGCCCAGACGCCGACGCATGCGGTTGCGGTCGCTCTCAGGGAGTCCTCCCCAAATACCTACTGGCTCCCACTCAAGTGAGTATGTCAAGCATTCTTCTCGTACCGCACACCCAGTGCAAATTGCTATTGCGTTTTTTGCCCCCTCTCGGGCATCTCGTCGGTCATCACTAGACGACCGATTATTGACCATAGGAAACCACCAACTTGTTGGCTTCCCGATACATGCGCCATTTGCAGGTGGCTGTCTCATTGCAATTCCCCTTTTTGGATAATACGACTAATGTCCCCCGCCGACAGAAAGATATAAGCGGCTTTTATTTCTAGCACACCACGATTCTGTGAAGCAACAATTTCTATGGCTTCTAGCGGGACTTTCATAACAGATGATAACGACGCACGAACACGACCGAGGTGAATCTCTGATGAAGCAGAGTTGTCATCTTCGTACTCAACAAAAATTGATGGAGGCGGAGCAGTGAAGGACTTCATCTCTTCTTCTTTTTCAACCGCCTTGACGCACCACATACACGCAAGTTTGTCTGCTCGTGATGCTCGTGGCTTGTATTCACTGTGCCCGCACTCAAGGACATGCTCGTATCGAACATTCCCCCAAGTTCCAACACGGCGGATTTCGGTTACTGCACGCTTTGGTGCTTGTCGTCGCCCTTCCATTGCGCAGACATTACTGCATGCGTGTGATGAAGTGGCGGATACAACAAAAAACCCGCCCTTGTGGGGCGGGCTCTCTGCCGAAAAACTTTCCGTAGTTGGTTCACTAGTGTTAGTGGACTAACAAGTTTTCCGTCCACCGCAGGTATGTGGCGGTAGTTCTTGTGCCGAGCGTACTCGCTGGAACGCTTATCGGCAAGTTGTTGTCAGGAAATCTTTTCTCTGATGAGAGCAGCGAAAGACATACCCCGACCCTTTGCTTCATCAGACAATTTCTGAATGAGAGACTGAGGGAAGGTGAGAGTTACTCGCCGTGAATTTTCCTGTGGGTTGATGCGAGGGCGACCCCGACCTTGCTTTTCCGCTTCCATCAGAACGGCTCCTCATTGTCTTGAATTGCGGGAACTGACTGACGCTGTTGTGCCTGACGGGGAGAGACAGCCTTCTTGGCAGGTGCTCCACCTTCATTGTTGCGACGCTTGCGCTCAAATGACTCAATGGAACGAGTCAAAAGACCAATGTTGTCGGCAGTAATTTCTACAACCGAACGCTTCTGTCCCGATTCTTTGTCATCCCATGAACGCTGTTCGAGGCGACCATTGATGATAACGCCGACGCCCTTCTCGAGGACATTGGCTGAATCCTCTGCGAGATAACGCCAAGCGGTTACGTTGATGAACGAAGTCTTCTCTTGCTTTTCTCCCGACGCATCAGTCCAATAATGGTTGATGGCAACGCCGAAGTTCAAGCGGGGAGTACCTTCGCCCGTGAACGTAAGTTTCGGGTCGTCCGTGACGTTCCCGATGATTGTTGTGGGTGACTGACTCATTTTTCTCCTTGTCTTTTGGGGCACGCCCCAATCCGGTGGAGCGAGGCAAGTCGGGTAAGTGGCCATTTGAGACCATCGAATTTAAGAAGGTTGGAGATGGCGGAGCGTAATCCTCAAGTCATGACAAAGGAGTTCCTTGCAGAGCGGGACCTCCGTATCTTTAAGCAAAGGCAAGCGGGTCTGTCTATTACGGACATTGCTCGTCGTTTTGGCGTAACCACCGCAGTTGTCAACAAGGCTATTCAGCGACAACTGGAGAAGTTGAACAAAGAAGCCTTTCTCGCTTACCCAGAAGTCCTTCGGATGGAACTTGAACGGCTAGATAGTCTCCAGTCAGCAATCTGGCCCCTGACTCAACACCGCAAGATAAGTCTTGACGATGGTAGTGAAGTTCAGGTAGAGCCAGACCTCAAGGCTATTCAGCAGGTTTTGGCAATCATGACCACTCGTTCTAAGTTGCTGGGACTAGAGCAGAACAATGTCAATGTCCAGATGGATGTGCATTCAACGCAGGACATCAAGGCATCATTGTCCGGGGCTATCGAGGTCAGCACAATGGAATCCTTCAACCCAGAATCAGAAGCAAGAGCATTACTGGAAGTTATGGGCAGGAGTGGCGTTCTCCCAGCGCATGTAGTGGATGAATTACTTGGTACACAAAATAGCGGGTTCTCCCCTGAGCCAATACTTGCTGAGTTAGTATCTGCTGAGGAGGCAGACAACGATGAGTGAAGTACAGAACAACGAAAAAGCCACGGATGTAGTGCCAGAAGCGCAAGACAACCTAAAAGTCGCTGTAGATAAAGTTGCCGAGACAATGGATATGACAGTGTCCAATGTAGTTGGTGATGATGGTCCCTCTACCAAGCAGATTATTGTCCGAACGACCGATGCCGAACACGAGCGTTGGAAAATGGCTTCGCATAAGATTGGTAAGAGTATGTCTCAGTTTATTCGGGACTCTGTTAGCGCCAAGGTGTCAGAAACACTCGATTGCCAGCACCCGCTTAATCTGCGTCGGTACTACCCGTGGGCAGAGTTCTGCCTAAAGTGCAACACCCGAATCAGGGGTTAGTCCAAGCATTTAAATTTGTTCAGCAGATATGTTGACAAATAAGTAATTGAGCAGTAGCCTCATGTTTATGAGGTACGCCATCCCTAATAAGACGCAAGTCCGCACCCGCAGTAAGTACTGCGTTACAGACCCATCATCTATTCCTGATGCGCTTCGCAACGATGGACTCAGCGAAGATGTGTTCACGAGCATTATTGATTGGTATACGAGTAATCGCATTGAGCCAGAAGAACTTATGTTCGCCAGTTTTGAGGACGATTGGAACAGTTTCCCACACCCCACGTTTTTCTTCACTGCCAGTGGCGTGAGACTCCTTAACGAACATGAAGTAGCGCCTGAGGGGGAGTTGACTACCGTATATACAGTTTATGCATCAGATGAAGAGGACGAAAATGAGACGCCCTTGTCTCAATTCCTAAATAAATGGAACTTCGATATTAAAGAAAGAAACGCAGTAGACGACACTGAATTCTGGTTCGTGCTTGAGTTTACTCGTCTTGAACTCAAGCCCCGCAGGGTAAGGCACGTAGTAAACCTATTCGAGGGTGACTGGTTTGTGTATGAAGATTTCCATATTCGCTACTCAGGTCTGACGGACTTCTCAATTCACCACTTGCGATACTGAGTTAAAGCATTTAAATTTGTTCAGCAGATATGTTGACGAATAAGTAATTGAGCAGTAGCCTCATGTTTATGTTTAACCATAGAGCAGGCTCTCCCGACACAAAACAAACTAGAACCCGTAGCAAGTATTCCTCAGAACCATCATCTATCCCTGAAAGCCTTTCCAACGATGGGCTAACCAAGGAAGCGTTTACAAGTCTTGTTAACGAGTACATGGCTCGTCGCATCGAGCCAGAAGAACTTATGTCTGCCAACCTTGACGGGGAGTGGAACTCTTGGAGTAAACCAATGTTCAGTCAGAGGATTGAAGGCGTCAGGTTTGTTAATGAAGTTGAAGTAGACCCCGATGGGCAATTCACTATCGTATACGGGACTTACTCATCAGGCGATGATGACGATGGGCTTGGGGTTGTTTCACCCTTTGCTCAATTCCTTGATAAGTGGACGATTAACATCAAGGAAAAGTGCTCTCTATTGGGCGACGGCTTTGACGACTTCTGGTTTGTGGTTGAGTTTTCTCGCTTTGAGCACGGAC